AGGGTCGATACCCTAGGGAAAACTTAGATTATTTAACAAGATTTGCTGAACCATACGCATTTGAAGCTGGAACTGGTGGATCCTATGATATGATGTCTGGATCAATTCAGCTAGTTAAAAATCAACAGGATTATGACATCTACAACACCCTAAAGGATGCAAGCGGAGATTTAATTTTCTCATCTAGCATGAACACTGCACCTCGATCAAAGCTCCAGATAAGTGAGGTCTTTCACTTCAGCCCTCAGGCAGCATATAGGTTTTTTGACACAACTTCAGCAATCAATTATTTAAATAATGAGTTTTCATTTGAATCTTTTACGCCCGAGACAATTTTTTATGTTTTACCTGTTTTTGAGGACATTCTTCGAGCTGGGCAGCTAGATCTTTCCAATAGGGTGAGACGCTCAAACTACTCTTATAAGATCATTGGAACAAAAATAAGACTATACCCGCTGCCGACCCAGGACACACCCAGAAAGCTATTTCTTAGAATTAGATTTTTCTCGGATCCTCTTAATCCTTCTTATCAGGATGAAACCATAAAAGGCGTGTCCAATCTTTCAGATATTCCGTTTGGAAAATTAAAATACTCTGAAATTAACAGCATAGGAAGACAGTGGATCCGCCAGTATGCACTATCATTGAGCAAAGAACAGCTCGGACTCATTAGATCAAAATTTGGATCCATTCCAATTCCAGGTGCAGACCTGACGCTTAATGGGACTGACTTAGTATCGCAAGGAAGAGAAGACAAGAAAACATTGATAACACAGCTAACTGAAATGCTTGAGACAATGACATATGATAAGCTCGTCGAACTACAGGCGACAAGAGCTGAAAACATCAACAAACAGCTAAAATACGTTCCAATGCCGAACGGATTAGCTATCTTTATGGGATAAACTATGTCGAGATTGTTTATAACTGAGAGGGAGATAAACTTTATCAATGATCTTGGAAAGGAGATAGTAAAAGATGTTATTGGGCAAAAGATCTATTATTTTCCAATCTCTGACATAAAGTCAAATGTGCACGACGTATACGAAGAGGCTCCCGACAAGGTGTTTGAAAACCCCATAGAGATAGATGTGTTGGTAAAATATGATCCTCAACAGATAAGATCTAATACGTTTGGAACAGAGGAGATGTATAAGATTGAGGTATATGCGCAAGCTAGAGACTTACTTGATAAGGAGATAGAAGTTAGAGAAGGAGACTTTTTTAGCTTTGGATCTGTTTTCTTTGAGGTTCTTGCTGCACCGGATTCATCAGTTATTTTTGGAGAAATTGAGCATAAGGGATTTATTACCATTCAAGGAAAACAGGCACGCGAGGGTCAGTTTATATCAAAAACTTTCGGACCTACAGACGAGAGCTATTCCGACCCCGATGCTGTGCAGAAGACATTTGCTCAGCAGCGTGGATTCAAAGATAATCAGCTTGGTCCCACAGGAGATGTAAGAGCATTGCAGCAAAAGGGTGTGCTTACTAAGCCGATTACAGGTCCTGCAGAGGTGTCTCCAAAGGGAGATCCTGAAAATGTGGGATCTTCATTTTATGATGAGAGCTAGATATGACACGAAAGATAGATACAGGATATGAAGGAAGCGTCCCAGAGGATTTTAACATCCCGTCGGTGGGAATAGTTGATATTGACAGGTCAGTGTTTCAATTGTTTGATAAGCGTCTTTCATTTCAAGTTGAGGTAAACTCTCAAGCAAAAAAGGTTCCGGTAGTCTTTGCAGCAGGAGAGAGATTTGCGCTAGCTAGAAGACGCCATCCTATTAGAGATAGAAATAACGCTATAGTTCTTCCAATAATATCAATTAAAAGAGGTGCCATTGATCACAGCCCATCACAAGGTGGCTACGGGACAGCGATATCATTTAGAAAGCAGCAGTCATACGTTATTAAAAGAAGGCTAAGCGAAAAGGATAGAGATTTTCAAAATATTGTCAATAAGCTTCGAATTAAAAATCAAAAAAATGTTGCGAGTAGAAAACATTTTCAAAAAGATACAATTTTTCCTGGCAATGACGCTCGCGCAGGAACTGTGGCTACGCGTCGACAGACAGACAACTTATCGTTTTTAGACGATCCAACGGGTGATCTTTTAAGAAGTGATCTAGGACAAAATATCTTTGAAATAATAACTGTACCATACCCTAAGTTTATTACAATAAGCTATGAGATAGTTTTTTGGACCCAATATATGACACAGATGAATCAACTAATTGAATCTATGATGGCACAGTTTGACGGCCAAGGGCATGAATTCTTTCTTGAAACTGTTAAAGGATATCAGTTTGTAGGCTTTGTTAAATCTCCGCTAGATGCCGATGACAACTTTCAAGACTTTACAGATGAAGAAAGAATTATAAAGTGTAGCTTCACCATGTCAGTTCCCGGATATATCATCGCGCCAGACCATCCCAGCCTTAGACAGCCAACTAGAAGATTTCTTTCAGCACCACAGGTTGAGTTTGGATACTTTGACGTGAGCACAGATGTTAAAAAAGTGGATGTCTCTCCGGGAGGCACTGGGGATATAAATAAATTTATTTTGTCTGACACTGAAGATCTTACAGCTACGGGAGAGACACCTAACTATAGGGGAGAGATTAATGCAAGACTTCTTGATGTTATTGAGAATCCCTTTACCGGCGAGAAAAGAAATACATACGTGAAGATTTTGACTAGAAATCAGCGTGCCGGCGAGACTGTCGCAAGCAGCAGGATAGTTGTTGAAACAGAGACAACTCTAGACACACTAGAGTAAGGACTTTTGACAACTTGAGCGATAGTTATAACTGTAGAGATTTTCATACGGGAGATTGATAGATGGCTGAGCAGACTTTCAGGTCACCAGGCTTCTTTGAGAAAGAGATCGACCTTTCCCAGCGCGAGGCAGAAATTGTCGGAGTCCCCGCGGGCGTAATAGGTACTGCAGAGATGGGTCCAGCATTCGTCCCAGTAACTGTTGGCTCTTTTTCTGATTTCGAAAGACGGTTCGGTGAGCTTAATACGTCTATGTTTGGACCCTATGCGGTTAATGAGTTCTTTAAGCACAAGACTGCATTAACCTACGTGAGGGTATTGGGTGCCGGAGCTAATGAGACAACGACAGATATAGAGAATACTCGAGTTTCAGGCATTGTTAAGAACGCTGGATTTAGAGTCGATGGATCCACAGAAAGCAGTCCTCATCCGACAGGTCGCTTGGGTGCAGTTCAGTTTATTGGGGCTCGACAGTTTGTCTCTGGAGCAGCAGCATTTGCTGAACCCGAGCTTAGTGATAATGACAGCATTAATCTCGGTGACGGTCAACTCGGGGAGGCTTATCTTATAAGAGGGATGATCATGTGTGCCACGGGTACACGAGTGATGATGATGAATTACAACCAGTCGTATTCTGCAGCCAGCGTCACTACAGACGATCTCGCTTTTGTCAATCCAACATCTACTGACCCCCTTTACAAGACATTCAAGCTGGTTCTTTCATCAACTGCTGGTGCGACCTTTTCAAAGGATGATGGAGCTCCGGGAATTAGAGTTTACACTGCCTCTCTTGATCCGTCAAGTGATGCGTACATCTCAAAGATTCTTAACACAGATCCGGAGAGATTTCAGAAGGAACAGCACCTTCTTTATGGTCACTTTCCCATCGAGGAAGAGGTTGCCTCTATATCAACGAGTAATGCGAGACCTGCTGTTGCTATTATGTCTGGAACGCTTAGCACAAATGAATCGTCCGGAATCACCTCAATAAGCTACCTTGAGTCCTTTGGCAGATTTGACACGAGATACACCACACCTAAAACGACGTGGTTTATCTCTCAGCCTTACGGAAAGTCTGAGAACAATCTTTTCTATTTTGAAACAATCTCTGACGGTTCAGTGGCTAATTCTAAGTATAAGATCTCTATTTCAAATGTAAGAAAATCTACTGATCCCAAGAGCAGCTACGGAACCTTTTCAGTTGAGGTTAGAGAGTTTGGTGATACTGATACTGATACAAGCATTGTAGAGAGGTATTCTAATTGTACGCTTAATCCTAATGATAGTGATTTTATCGCTAAGAAGATAGGCGACTACAAGGCGGAGTATAACTTTGACGCAGAGAGTGTAGATGAGAGAAAGGTGGTGGTCTCTGGAAAGTATCCCAATGTTTCTTCTAGGATACGTGTTGTGATGAGCAACGCAGTGTATGCGGCTGATGTTCCAGAATCAGCTCTACCGTTCGGGTTTAGGGGATTTCCATCTCTTAAGACAACAGACACACTCACCGACAGTCTGACGACAGCGCTAACGGGCACATATGCTGAGCTTGGTGGTACTGAAGTTAAGCGGCTCGGTTACGTCGATGCTGGTGTTGCTACATTCTCACATCTTAGCTCCTCTATCTTGCCCCCTGTTCCTTTCCGATTTAAGGTGACAAGAGGTGCCATGTTCTCTGGTAGCTACAAGGGTTCTCCGGGAAGTGATGAGAGGGTGGATAGCAGACTTTACTGGGGAGCTAAGTTTGAGAGAGTTCCTAAGACCAGCTCGATGGCGGATGCTCTTCTAAATCCCAATGCATCAAGCATACCGAATCCGCTCATTGAGCAATACACAAAGTTTCTTGGTATCTTAAAGCTAGATACGCTGGTGACCGGTGCCGGTGCAGATGAGTTCAACAATAATAAATTTACCCTGGCTCGGGTTGCATTACCCAATGTGATCGCGACGACAGAGGGAGTCGCTGATCTTGCTAAGACAGCCAATACAGTTCTTACAGGAACTGCTAAGGAGCACATCCTCGGATCTGCTTATATTAGAAACGGAAGACCTGATGCTGTAAACTATACAGTCTCAGAGGATGCTAAGAGAGGAAATAGAATTACGCTAGCCTCTGTGGCAGCGATGACATCTTCAGTCTACTTTAACAGATTTACTGAATACACTAAGTTTACCAACTTTATGTATGGTGGATTTAATGGAGTAAACATTTTAGATGCTAACATGGCTC